AAACACCTCTGGTCGTCCCAGTTTGGCTTCTTGCTCAGAATGGGGGTCGTCAATAATAAATAGATCAGCACCCCGCCCAGCCAGAGCACCACCCACCCCAATGGCGAAATACTCTCCCCCGAAGTTTGTTCCCCATCTGGAGGCACTTTTCGAGTCAGCTTGTAGCTCAATCTGCGGAAAAACGTCATGGTATGGCTCCGATCCAACGAGATTTCGCACCCTACGACCGAACTGGACAGCCAAATCAGCCGTGTGAGAGGCCATAATGACCTTCTTTTGGGGGTATTTACCCAAAAACCACGCGGGAGCGAGGTAAGAGATCAATTCCGACTTGCCGTGACGGGGGGCAATGTTCACAATCACCCGTTTTTTGTGTCCAGCGGCAATATCTTCGAAGATTTTTGCCAGTCTATAGTGGTGTGGACCCACTTTATAGCCCGGATAGACGTGTTTTACGAAGTCAAGGAAGCTTTCTTTACTGATCTCCCTCGTCACCTCTTCTTTGTACTTCTTTAATAGCTCGGCAGTACGGCGTTTTTGCTTCTCCGGCATCGTGGGAAGCTTTGCCCGCAGCTTATTTAGGTCTGCGGGGGACAATCTAAGTGCATCAAGCGCCAAGTCCTGCCCCCGTTTCACGTACTTCGACGTCGATAACCTGATCTTCAAGCATATTTAGGGTCTCAATCAGCTCTCTTTCTACTTCTTCTAAGCTCTGAACCTTGTGAGTGACTTCAGAACGCTTCTTAAATGCGTCCACACCATCGACTTCGCCAAGGCTCTTTAAAGCAGCGATCCGCGCCTTGGGGTCTTTGGCGTTTTCGATCTCAGCAACCAGCTTATTAACTACATATAGTTTCAGATCAGATAGTTCTTCAACGATCATGCAGTTGCTTTGAGCCACCATGCCCGCTAGGTAGGCCATTACTTCATTAGGGTACTTCGCAAACTCTGGCCTGTGGGCAGGGTTATGGATCATCTGGTGTGCGATTTGCCTTGCCTGATCCATATGCTCGGCAGAGGGCTCGATTGGCTTGTTATTTAGGTCAGCAACTAACTTAATAGTACGCGCCCGCATGTCTAGCTCTTCTTGCGGGGTGAGGTCGGGCATCGCCTCAAGTGCTGAGGCTGGGAGAGGAATGTCATCCTCGATGTTTGGGATAAGGGTATTCATATTGGCTTTCTGTGGCCTAACAGAATTCTGCGAAATATAGCAGGTGTTGGAAGAATGTAAAGGGTTGTTAAATTAGCAACTGAGTTTTAGAAAATTTTTGTGAAATATTTTTTGTTTAGGCGAAAGAAAAGTCGGTAGGGGGGTTCCGAGTTTTTGAAAAGTGTTGTGTCGTTGGTGCATTTCCTAGTGTATACGGCGGCGATGGAACCATCGCGCATATCTGGGGGGTGGGGTATGGGTGGGGTCGCGCGGAATTAACTTGACATATACCGCCCATCATGTAGAATTCAATTACCGGATGAAATTAGTGCCGGTTCATTTGATAGAAAGGGAAGACACAATGTCTACCATCCAAACCCCAGTCGATATCATCGACGCAGCACTAGAGTCTATGGCAGCTGACATTCGCTACGCGAAAGAGCGCCGTGCAGTACTGAAGAGCGGTAAGTGCCGCACGTTGGTGACTAGATTGATTCAGCCACTGATTTACGCAGTAGGTGAGACAGGCCGTGTGGTACTGCACGTGTGGTGTGGCAAGCCTAGCATCACGGTCTATATGTACGACCTTGAGAGCTTCAAACAACGAGAGCTTGTGTGGGTCATAGAGTACTTGACCGGCGAACTAGACAAGCTCGGTGGTGATGTGAGTACGAAAGACTACGCTGAAGCAATCAATCGGGATTATGTTTTCTCGACTGACAAGTGGGAAGTAAGGGTCGTTGGCTACGTTAAGTCTAACAGTCCTACTTGCCGCAAAGTAGTGATCGGCACTGAGCTGGTCGAGAAGCACAAGTTCCAGATCGTCTGTGACTAAACCATATGGGGTGGCGCGAGCCACCCCACTTACGAAAGGGTATCAACTATGAAACTTGTATACGAAGAGAGCGGTGATGTTGAAGTGCAGCATGGTGATGTGGTTCATGTGCGCGGCACACCGTACTATGTAATGAGCAAGATCAAACCACACAAGCCTGCTAGTACTGGGCGCGTGATCTGCAAGGCGATGACGGAGGACGCTTGGGTCTGTGAGTGGTTTCCGAGTGTGATCGGCGCGAAGTGGATTGAGCGCGAAGATCAAAACCCTGTAGGTAGGTATAAAAAATGCGGAGAAAAAGGTTGTTCATTCTGTGACGACTAAGCTTTCCGGTGCAGTACTAAGCCCGCTTCGGCGGGCTTTTTTATTGCCTGCTGCTTTTGATACCAGTTATTAAAGAGCGCGGGCGTCTCATCGCGCGCGTGGCGCGAGCGTTATTTATCATCCTCTGCGCGATTAGGTCACTAATTAACTTGACATATACTGCCTATCAGGTAGAATTCTCATATCGGTTAACGAGTCATTTCGAGTCGTTCCGATGTTTTATGAAAGGGGATAGCTATCATGGCTACCAAAAAATTAGCAGCACAAGCAGTTGAGTCCGCTCTCGGTTTCGCTTCGGACAAAGATGCGGGTTATAACCAAGCAGCAGGGTTCGAAAATCACGAGAAAACCATTGGTAGTGTTGCTCACTACGTTATGGCTAAGTATCCAAAGTATCCTCAGGAAGAAAACGAGATTCTCGAGCAGAATCTCGCTGAAGGTTATCTGCTGAAACTAGCAGAGACTGATCGCGGTTCGCCAAAACAGTATGGGTACGTTGGTGGCAACTATATCAACGTCACTCAATTGGCAGACAAGCCAAAAGTGATGGATGTTTTAACTATCGCTTTCGCGATGGGTCTATCTAATTACGAGTATCGCGTATTAGATAATCCAGACAAAAAGAAGGTTGTCGCAGAGATTCGCGATATGGCTAAAACCTATATCTCGCAGCGCAAAGCAGCTCTCAGGAAGAAAATCGAAGAGATTCGTAATCCTGAGAAAAAGCAGGGTAAACGCGCAACGAACAAAACTATCGAGCAACACTGTCTTGCGTGGTTTGATGCTACTGATGCCAAAGTGAAACTTGGCAAGAAACAAGGTGATCCGCATGGTGATCCAGTCAAGTTCCAGCAAGCGAAAGATGCTTTCTGGCAGGTGATGTTCGGCAAGACAGCGCCGGTATCAAAAAAGTAACTAGCTAGGTACTTTGAGCCCGACCAGAAATGGTCGGGCTTTTTTTTGCCCTGCGAAAATCGAAACCAGTTATTTAAGAGCGCGCGCGTGTGTGCCACGCAACGTGGCTGCGTGAACTAGACAAGCAACGTGCGACGGCGCTAAGTCTGGCTGCAAAGATAATTAGTGTCCTACACCACGCTAGGAAGTTAATTAGCGTCATTTACCGTTTGCTTAAATGACGCCAAGCAGACACAGAATTCCTATCATTTACCGTTTGCTTAAATGACGCGCTGTTTGTTCCGCATTTTTGTTCCGGTGTTCTGATTCGGCTAACCCCACCAGAACAGAAAAAGTGAGGATTCATGCGGGTTTTCAGCCATTGTTCCAATGTTCTGGTTTTTTTGGGGGAGGGAGGGGGTCAAGCACGATTTTTTATTTTGGCAGATCGTTCGTGTGCCGGAGCAAGTGCGCAATCCGGCGTATACCCTTTTTTTACCAGAACAGAACAAACAACTATATATAGTTTATTAAAAATAAAAATAATAGATAAATCAATCACTTACCCCACAAATTATTGTTCTGGCAACAACCTCATTTCAGAACAAACGCCATTTTTCAACTACATATGGTCTAAAAATCACCCGTTTTGTTCCAAAACGCCCCAAAACCTCAGAACAACCCAGAACAAAATAGATATTTAAAGGGGTTGTATTATATGTCAATTTGTAGTATAATAATAGAGTGGTAGAGCAATCTAGCACAGCAACGCAATAACGAACCGCAGTTAAACAACGTCCTATCAAGGCATAGGACACTAAATACGAAGGGGCAACATCATGACTTACCAACTCGACCTAGTAGACGAAATGCAGTGGGAAGACGTAGCCGACGCGCTCGGTATGCTGATCTCTCTGGAAGAAGCCGGACTCGAAGAGTACGTAGAGGAGCCGCTGCATGGGCAGTACCACAGCAACGAGGGCAGCATCTACAGCTACACCGACTGGTTCTACGACGGCGACGACTCAGCGTTCTCCGTCATCTAATTAACATCCTAGCCAACGAAAGGACACTAATCATGGGACAAGCCAAACAACAACTGATCGACGCACAAGAGCAATGGTTCGAGGACATGCCTGACCTGATGGGTCAAGCGTTAGCTGATGCCGAAAGAGAGTTTCTGGCGATGGAGGACTTAGATCGGATCAAAGAGGCCACCAATTTACCGCTGTGGATTCAACTGGAACTAGACCTGTGGGAGGGACAACATGGTATCAACGAGGCATCTTATTGGGACGTGGCAGGGCGGGGGTCACGTGACCTACGGAACTGAGGTGACTGTTGCTCTCTATGCCAATGTACCAAGGGGCAATCGCACACCCACGGCTGAAGAGACTTATAGATGGAGCCAGAGGGCGTCGTTCACTATCCTGAAGGAGTGGGTACGTCAGCACATCAGGGAGAAACCCGAGATGTACCGCTTCGTAGATAACATGACAACTATCGACGGTCGGGGGTTTCTCTTTGAGTTCTACAACGTGGACTGGGGCAACGAGACCAATCCGTTTTACTTGCTACTGAAGCGTACCCTTGATGAGATGGCTGAGACCTTTAACTGTTTGCCTCACAATAACTGTGGGACAGACTATGCGCTGGAATATGCTTACGTCACGGGCGGGGGCATGGGGTACGACACGGTGCGACTCGGCGCGTATGCGTATGCGCTGGGGATAAAGGTTGAGACTGAGGTAGCACACGACTATATGAGAGGAGACATTGATGGGGAGTGATACGCACACAAGGCTATGTTTAATTTGCGGGGATGAGGTGGTACACGAGCGGTGGCGTATCGGCTACAAGACCTGTATGCCATGCGGGGAGAGCGCAGCGCGTTCCATCACCCGAACGGTAGCGCCCATGCACAAGAGCAACTACATGTTAATTACTGACCTAGGCGACCTTAGGGGACTAAATAACAAGGGAGGGCAGGTGAAATGACTAGATCACGCAGGGAGTACATGACCGACCTGTTGGAGGACTGCGACGCAATACTCAAAGACTTCGAGGGGTACGACCATGAGTGTTGGGAGGATAAGGGCAAGGCGACAATCATAGCCGCGCTTGTGTTGGCTGACGCGATCAACGGATTGCGTAAGAGTTTATTAACTGTTCAAGGGGGGCTAAGTGAAACGCTATAAGAAAGTAATACGCGATGCCAAGCGCATCCTAATGCACCACGACCACGACCGTCAGGCAAGAGAGTTCTGGCTGGCCTTGATCATGAAAACGAAGGGGAGGATGGGGTGGATATAAAACCATACGACGTAGTAATCAGGGAGGAACCGCCAACGGTGCAGAAGCTTTACCGCTTCTCTAACGGGCTCGGTGCGTCAGTCATCAGGGGAGAGTTTTCCTACGGAGGCGAGGAAGGACTGTGGGAGTTAGCTGTCATCAAGTTCACTGACGAAGGCGAGTACGTGCTTGTCTACCCGAAAGAAGTTTGCCAAGACGAGGACGTGGTGGGCTGGCTGACCGACGAGCAGGTTGACGAGAAGCTAGTGCAGATCGCTAACCTACAAGGGGAGGAAAACACTACGTGGAAAGGCATTTGGTACGACACGATTGCGGCTGATCACCACAAACAAAGGAAGGAATGACATGGATAACTTTTACGAGATAGCAACGATAGTGCTGGGTTGCGTGGTAGTAGCGCAGTACTTGGCTAAGAAAAAGCATAGGCTAGACATGCAGCGGTACATGCACATGCTTGATCGCATAGCGCGGGAGGACTGGACTATTCATAGAACAGGCGAGGGCTACTACGTCAAGGACGAGGACGGCGACAAGGTATTCAGCGTCAAGGACAAGCGGAGGGCGGCATGAATAACTGGCATCTCTTTATCGCTGGCACGTTGTTCGGCATCGGGCTGATGTTGCTCGGGGCAATTGCGGCGCACTTTCTTTTGTTTCAGGGATTTAATCCTCTATGGAGAGTCGTTTTAAATACTTGAGTAAACCCCTTGATCTATATGTCAACCTGTGTTATACTAATAGGGTAGTAGAGCAGTCTCATTCAGTTCTTATTTAGTGACCTACGAGTCGAAAGGATGTTAATCATGAACGTATCTCTTAATAAACCGCAGCACATCACATCGCTGGCAACTTCTGGTTTGCTGGTATCCGTCGAGGTAAACGTGTGGAGCGCAACGAAACAAGACCGCGCCATCAGCAATGAGGTAACTATCGCAAAGAAAGCTGATACAAACGCGGGTCGGTTCGTCAAGAACCTTCTGGCGAACAACCCAGACCACAAGGCATTGCTGAACTATCGCCAGACGATCTACAACTGGATACAGCGCGTAACTTACCCGTGGAACAAGTCGCAGGATTACTTGCCCTACGTAGCGTTGCCCAATTTCATGCAGGAGTTTGCTACCCACGAGACAGAGTTCAACCGTCTCCTAGACAACTTCTGTAACAACTACGGTGGCATCGTGTCGAACATGGCGTTCGCGCAGGGAGATATGTTCAACCGTGATGACTATCCGACGGTAGATCAGGTACGCAACAAGTTCGGGGTCACGCTGTATACGAGCGAGGTTCCGGTGGGCGACTACCGGTGTTCGATTGCAGAGGACTTGGCTGAAGACTTGAACAAGCATTACAGCCGTCAAGCGCAGACCATCGTGCAGGGCATCCTGAGCGATCAGGTCGAGCGTCTGGTTGATGTCATGGGGTCACTCGCGCATTGCTGTGGGTACGACGAGACAACAACTACCGACGGTGAGCAGAAGCAGAAGAAGCGCAAGATATACGAAGGGACGGTTGAGAAAGCGAAAGAGTACTGCCGTCTGTACAAAGACTTTAACCTGACGAACGATCAAGCGTTGGATGATGCAGTAACCCGACTTGACCTAGCGTTGCGGGGCGTGGATGCAGAGATGCTACGCGACTCGGATGCTGTGCGTTCGCAGGTGAAAGATGAGATGGATGACATCCTCTCGAAGTTCGCACCACGTGCTGTTTAATTAATAACCTATTGACCGAAAGGGAACTAATCATGGCTAAGATTCAATTTACCGACACCGTAACTATCGAGCAGCTCGCTGCAATGATTCCTGCAATGTCTGCAACCACTGAGGGTTCAGATGACCACGTCACTCCGGTGATCGTGAGCGAGCCGGGGGTAGGTAAGACGTCAATTCTGAAACTCATTGCTCAGAACAATGGCGACAAGTGGCGTCAGCCCAGCGACAACTTTGCATCGGACAAGTTCGACTACATCTACGTTGACTGCCCATCGAAGGACTTCATGGACATCGCTGGCACTATCCCGAATCACGTTGATAAGTCTCTTGAGCAATATGTTGGCGCGCTGTTCAAGCTGGACTCAGCGAAGCCTAAGATCATCATGCTTGACGAGGTGTTCAAGGTTCCCAAGCTGATGGGCGTGTTGTTTACTAGACTGAAGCTTGAGCGTATGGTGGGTGATCGCCCGCTGCCGCTAGGGTCTGCCGTCTTTGCAACAAGTAACAACTCAAGCGATGGCGTGGGTGACTCGATGCAAGCGCATCAGGGCAACCGTGTGTGCATCATGCGGATGGAGAAGCCCGATGCTCGGCGTTGGAACAAGTGGGCTGGTGAGAATGGTATCAGTTCGACGATTCGTGCGTTCGTTGCGATGAACCCTCGCGTGTTGAATTCATACATGGATGGTGGGCAGGAGAGTAACGAGTTCATCTTCAACCCAACTAGACCGACTCAGACTGTGTCGTTCATCTCGCCACGTTCGCTGACTAAGTGCAACCGCATCGTCAAGAATCGTAACGTGTGGGGCAAAGCGGCGGCTGATGTTGCGTTGGCTGGCACGATTGGTCTGGCTGGTGCGAAGCTTCTGTCTGTCTTTATCGACATGGAGGCACAAGTACTACCGATCTCTGAGATTATCGCTAATCCAATGGGTGTTACTGTTCCAGAGGATGTCTCAGCGTTGTGCATGGTGATGTTCAATGCAGTCGATGAGATTCAAACGCAGGATGATCTCTCATCGTTTATGAAATTCATTGAGCGTATGAAGCAGAGCGAGTTGCAGAGTATTTTCTTCACAATGCTCTTGGACAACAAGCGCACCACCAAGTTGGCTGCATCGAATGATGTGGTCAAGCAGTGGGCTTTGACCAACTACAAGTACCTCTAATTAGTGTCCTAGAGGGGCATAGGTCGTTAAACACGAAAGGGAAACCATGAATATGGGACTAACACTTGACGAGCGTGTCAAGAAAAGCCACATCCACCTGATGCGTCACATAGAGACCGCGCTGTACTCTGGCGTGATCATGTCTGGTGAGACTCATGTAACAGACGGAGACTACACGGCGTACACCGATGGTCTCAACAAGAAGTACTCAAGTAAGTTTATTGAGAAGTTGAGCGACGAGGAACTACGTGCGCTGATCTTGCATGAGAATTTGCATGTTGCGCTGATGCACATCCACCGGCACAAGGACTTGATCAAAGAGAATCCTATGCTGGCTAACGTGGCGATGGACATCGTAGTCAACAACATCATCAATAAGCTTAACGACAAGCGACTGTGCAAGTTGCCTGACGGCGGTATCTTTGACCCGAAGTACGACGGCTGGTCTGTGCGTGAGATATACAACGATCTCAAGAAGCAGAACCCACCGAAGGAAGGCGGGGGCGGTGGTGGCTCGGGTGAGGGCGAGGTCATGGTCAACGGTCGGTCATTCTCAACCGAGGAGGGCGACGAGCATGACGCAGAAGGGGCTGAGAGTATGTCTCCGCTAGAAGTCAAAGAGATGGAGGAGAAGATAGGCAGGGCGCTGAGAGAAGGCGGGATGTTGGCTGGCAGGCTCGGCACGAAGATGCCACGTGAGCTAGAAGAGTCACTGGCATCCAAAGTAGATTGGCGCAAGGAATTGCAGGAGTACATCAAGACTTCAGTTCGGGGGAAGGACGAACTGACTTGGCGTAAGTTCAACCGACAGTTGCTTGCCAATGATATTTTGGCTCCTAGTAACGACTCGGAGACTGTTTCCGAAGTGCTGTTCGCTGGTGATACTTCTGGTTCAATGACAGGCAAGCTATTGGCGGAGGTTGGCGCACAGATTGCAGCAGCATGTGAGACTTGTAGACCTGAGACGGTGCGCGTTATCTGGTGGGACACGAGTGTTCACAGTGAGCAGGTGTTTACTGATGACTACGAGGGCATACGTAGATTGCTGAAACCGCAAGGCGGTGGCGGCACTCATGTGGGCTGCGTGTCGGACTACATCGTCAAGAAGAAGCTAAAGCCAGACTGCACGATCATTCTGACTGACGGCTACTTGGAGGACAACATCCGTTGGGATGCTGGTGTTGATGTGTTGTGGGTTGTGAAAGGGAATCGTCGGTTCGTACCACCGACGGGCAAAGTAATCTTTATCGAAGGGGAAGAGTGATATGACTACATTAGTTCATCCGGTTATGGCATCGGTTTTGCCTGAAGCAGAAGTTATTATGTCGCGCGGCTACCCGCTCTTGCGTGAGTTGATACACAAATACAAATTGGTGGTCATGGGCAAGCGTAATCCGTTGAATCCTGACAGTAATACTTTCATGCTATCGCGTGAGGATGGCATCATCGTTGGCTGCGCGGGATACAGCGAGAGAGAAGGGGTTTACTTCTTTCGCTCTGTGACTAAACCCAAAGAGCGTGGGCGTAGTTCAGAGGACAGGTTCACTTACAAGTCAGTCAAGCTACCGGCGCTTATGCGTACGATAGAAAAGCAAAAGCTGATACCCGACAGCTACATGGAGGTGATCAACAAGCTATCGCATATGAATACTGTAGTTAGCAGCGTGATCTCGAAGCACAACAACTACGGCAAAAGTACTGGAGGGTTTAGTGGTGCGTCGATTCATGAGTTGTTGAAGGTAGCTTTTGGCTATCAAGACATGAGTTCAATGCCAACAGATTCAATTGACTTTTATCGAAAAGCTCTTGACGAGTACAACCAAGTCGATGAAACTCGGGTGAGTAGACTAAATATGGTCAAGGAAGTTTTTGATAAACCAATCAAGTATCTATCCTATGACAGCACAGGTACATTCATCAAGGGCTCTATGCGTTTGGATATTAAGTTTGATGAATACTACCGTCTCGATGAGGTGAAGGTTGCAGAGATGGAAGCACAGCGCGTTCGCACATTCATGGATGACCCAGACATTGCACCACACATGGCGATGCTGAAGGTTATGGTACAGAAAACTTCTGACGAGTTCGATGGTGAGGAAGGGTTCTTTCCCAGAAGTGGCGAGGGGTATCACGAGGAGTTGGGTATCTACAAATTGGACACCGATTGTTGGCGGTACGATAACTTTCCATCGAGACCTCAGTGGATATTCTTTCTATGATGAGTCTCTCACCTGTTAGGGCTTATGTTGATGGTAGCTATGACTGGTACTACCGAGTGCCTCTGTACAGGCACGAGGGTGAGCATGTCGTGTTCGTTGCTGACAATCATAAGCGAATGTTTACGACGGACACGCTGCCTGACTTTATCAAGCTGAAGATGTCTATGATCTGTAGTTCGGCTAATCCTGATCTATTGATTGATGAGGACACTGAGGAGATAGATTCACTTGCGATGACGTTGTATCTTGTAGTTCCGAAGGAAGGGTTTGAGACTATCGGTTGGCAGTTAACCAAGCGATACTTCATTGTCATTCTGACGGATGAGGAATTGGATGGGCTAAGAGGTGACACCGGAAGCTAAAGTAAAGAAGGTAGGCCGAGCCATAATGACCAAGATGGGGATGTATCACTTTCCTGCGTTCTCTGGTGGTTATGGTAGGTCGGGCGTCCCTGATGATATTGGTTGCTATCGCGGTTGGTTTGTCGCTGTGGAGTACAAGGCCAATGGCGGCAAGCCGACTGCGTTGCAACTAAAGAACATGGATGATATTCGTAAGAGTGGCGGTATCGCTCTTTTGATTGACGAGACTAACGTCTCACAACTAGAGGAGTTAATAAACCATGAAATTCACAGTCGTGGGGGATGACTACATGGTCATGCCCGAAGCAGGAATGTTTCGCGCTCAGCCAAAACATAGTCGTCTGATAGATGACTTTAAGTGGAAGCCGGGCGCGAACGTACAAGCAGTGTGGCGTAAGCACGGATGGACTCCACCGTCTGAGTACCGTGATGACTATCTTTTTAAACACAACAGAGAGGGTAACTAACCATGAAAAACGGAATGAGTGTAAGAAAATTCTTAACACAGAATCCTAATGCGTCAACCAGAGCAGTAGTAAAGGCAACCGGCGCGTCGGCTAAAAGTGTAGGCACTATGCGTTGGGCGTTGCGTAAAGAGGGCATCGACTGCGTACCGGCTAAACGTGGGCGCAAGTCTAGTAAGGTTGTTGATCTGAGCGCAGCGGGTTCACCCTTAGGTGAATGGATTATTCCGGTCAATGAAAGGCTGGTTCCCCCTGCCCCTGCGCGTCCGAAAACACGGATGCAAGAGAGTGTAGACTTAGTCAATGCACCACCGCACTACACCACAGGTGGTATTGAAACGATTGACTTCATCGAGGCCAAGCAGCTCAACTATAACTTGGGCAACGCTGTGAAGTATATTTCACGAGCCGATCACAAAGGCAACCGGATACAAGACTTGCAGAAAGCCAAGTGGTACATCGAGCGAGAGATTCTCGCGCAACACATCTAATTTTTACGTAGCGGTTCAGTTCGTCTGAGCCGCTATTTTTTTGCCCAATTAGAATTAATAACTATCGTCCTATACCCGACTAGGACACTAATTAAACGAGGAGCATCATGTTTTGTGGTTGCGGCAGCAAGCGTTCATCAGTCATCAATACAATCAAAATCGAATCGGGTGTGCGCCGACAGCGTAGGTGTACTGACTGCAAAGAAAGCTTTTATACGATGGAGACGTTATATATGAAACCAGTTGCTGAGAAGATTAAGCCTGACGCAAGTGGACTCTATAAAAAAGATGACGTTGTAAAGATCAACAAGTCAAAGGTTGAGATACGCCGTCGTTTAGAAGATAGACCACGCAGAGAATACGTACCGAGTTATTTCATTGAGGATGACTACTGAGGACTAGCACGCGATTAAAATTTTTTTCTTGTATATGTAAAGAAAGGGGAAGACAATGAACACAGATGACATACACACATGCCACTCCGAGTGCCAGCGACCTATATGCGTCGCAGTTCGTGAGGCAGTAGCAGCAGAGCGTGAAGCGTGTGCAAAGGTAGTTGAGCAAGCAGGTATCGATGGCTACGGCACGTTAGCCGCAGCGTTGTTGGTTAGAGAAAGGGGTGCGCCGTGACTGAACCAAGAAAAATTAGATACGTTAACGGCTGTATCTGGGACAACGACTTGTCGTTCTTAGTTAAGAAAGAGAAGAATCGGGTCATAGAGAAGACTATCAAAAGCGACATCCTTGGAGTGATGACAAGAAAGTTTATACCGTTCGAAGAAGAGATCACGAACAAGAAAACAAAGAAGGTTCGCGTTAAGCGTTATCTGGTCGATGAGACCACAGGTAGCATGTACGATCCCATGACAGGAGAATGTTTTAGTTCAACCCGTTTGAGAATTATAGGAGACTAGTATGTTGCATGAAAAGTACCGCGCGTTTTTGGTTGAGGGTCACAGAAGGTTTACTCTGACAGGCGACAGAAGGCACATTGATGACGCTATTCAGCTAGTCAAGTCTGTAGCGCCTGAGCATTTCTATCAGGGTGACGACGATCAGAACCTAAAGAAGCGAGTCTTCTACGATGAGCCTTATAGCGCACACTGGTCTGGCACATACATCAGGAGGTACAAATCTAAATGATCGTCGATACTATCAACTACAAAGCCGTCTGGGCGTGGATCAACGAGGTATGGGCTAAGTCTTTTATTGCCATTATCCTTTTCCTGATCGGGCTGTGGATAGGAACAGTTCAAACCGAAGGGCGCATAGCCGGTGACTGCAAATTCGCTGGCGCGTTCCGTGTGGACATTCAGGCGTTCGCTTGCCAGAGGAGACTATGAGAGTTGCTTACGTTAGCTTTTATGCCGATGAGACAACAATCTTTTTTTCAGAAGATTTTAATTCGCTAGACAATCTGTCAAAGCTAGATATTTTAAGAGACATGAAATACTGGGTAGATAGTCATTACTCCGACCAACTTAAAATATGGCGCGACAGGACTAAACAAAAAGCTAACGAGCGAAAAAAGAAAACACATGATCGAATTATGTTGGCTTATGAACTACGACATAATAAAAAAATGACTTATAAGAAAATAGGCGAAGAGTTAGGTGTGTCCTCTACACGGGCTCAACAAATTGTGCGTCATGCTGAACGCAAAAAAGAAAGACAGAAAAGATGGGAATGAGGTACGAAGTCTACGACGAGGACGGCAAACTATTCCGCAAGTTCTGGGACAAGCACACCGCCGAAAAATTTATGCAGGAGGGCTGGAAACTTGTAGCGCAGCCCAAACGTACAGAACCAAAACCGACTATTGAAACCTATGGGGAGGCAAGATGGTAAGTGATCGTATGAAAAACGCGCTTGATCTAGCAGACAAGTGCTGGAATAAAGCCAGCAGCGAAGCACCTGAGTTCGTAGAAGCCTATCTCGAACATGCTGAAAAACTATTGCTATCGAAACCATACGTGCGGGGCGAAGAGTTCAGAGCGTTCTGCCACCAAAACGGTTTAGCTCGTCCAAAGCATATTCACCCGAACGTATGGGTATCAGGCGTACGGGCGTTGAGCATAATAGGGTGGATAAACCCCGTAAAGAAAGTCGTGCCGGAAACATCGCACAACCACATGCCTAGTGTAACTCTTTGGCAAAGCAGAATATATAAATGAAACTAACCAGACAAGCCACACGTCTGGCAAACAACTTTAGAGAGACGCCCCGCAACGAGGACGACTTAGAAGCCGCGACTGTATTGACTGAACTCGCGCGTGTGTACGAAGCGGCGTACGACATGATGACCGCGAAAACCCACGAGCAGAGCAGAGTGGCCTACGACGAGATGCGGAAACTAATTAAAAATGAGTCTAATAACACTTGATTGGGAAACCTACTACGCAGACGGGTTCGGCTTTAAGAACCTGACTACGGAGGAATACATACGCGACAAGCAGTTCGAGGAGATAGGCGTTGGCATCAAAGTCGATGACTCGCCCGCGTATTGGATTTCTGGGTCACATGACGAACTAAAGAAGCACTTAGAAGAACTAACTGACTGGTCAGACGCCGCTCTTCTATGCCACAACACCCTTTTCGACGGGGCGATACTTGGTTGGCGATTTGGTATCTACCCCGCTTTTTATCTCGACACACTGTGCATGGCTCGGGCACTGCACGGCGTGGATGCTGGCGGTAGTCTCGGCGCGTTGGCTGAACGCTACGAGATCGGTGCGAAGGGCGATGAGGTAATTAAAGCGTTGGGCAAGCGCAGAGCGGACTTCACCCCTGCACAACTCTCAGCGTACGGTGACTACTGCAAGAACGACTGTGAGCTGACCTACAAGTTGTTTCATCTGATGGCGGCACAGTTCCCCGGCGATGAGGTAAAACTTATTGACATGACGCTGCGCATGTTCATCAACCCGGTGTTTCAGGTAGACGATGCGTTGCTGGTACAACGGTTAGAAGACCTGCGTCAGGAGAAGACCGACTTACTAGCCACACTTAAAAAAGACTTGGAGTGTGAGGATGAAGAAGCTGTTCGCAAGAAGCTGGCAAGCAATAAGCAGTTTGCTGCCATCCTCCAGTCACTTAAGCCCCCAATCGACCCTCCACTCAAGATCAGCCCAGTTACAGGAAAAGAGACATTTGCTTTGGCAAAGAACGACGAGGGTTTTATCGCACTATCGGAACATGAAAACCCACTTGTCCAACAGCTATGCGCTGTCAGACTTGGAACTAAATCAACTCTGGAAGAGTCTCGCATCACACGATTCATTGAAACTGGCAAGCGAAATCGAGGACTACTGCCCATCCCGCTTAAATACTACGGAGCGCATACTGGACGATGGAGTGGTTCTGACAAGGTTAATTTCCAAAACCTTCCTAGTCGAGATAAGAAAAAGAAGACACTCAAGAACGCCGTACTTCCCCCCGATGGTCATGTGGTTATTAACTGTGATTCCTCCCAGATCGAAGCACGGGTGTTGGCTTGGCTGGCAGGACAAGGAGATGTTGTACAACAGTTCGCCAGCGGCGAAGACGTATATTCAATCTTTGCTTCCAAAGTCTACAACCGAACCATAACCAAGAAGGATGAGTCCGAGCGATTCGTCGGCAAGACTTGCGTTCTCGGTCTGGGTTATGGCACTGGCTGGAAGAAGTTACAGCACACGTTGGCTACATCGAAGCCGATTAGCGTGTCGCTGCCAGATGATGAATGTCAGGCCATAGTTAACCTTTATCGTGAGGTGAACGACAATATCATTTCGCTATGGAAGGAGTGTGACGAAGCGTTGGGCGAGATCGCCAACTGGGATGCGGAGTCTGATCCGTTTTATCTGGGGCGGCATGAGGTGTTGCAGGTAATTGAAGGCGGTATATCCCTACCGAATGGGCTGATGATTCGTTACCCGAAGCTGCGGTTTGATACCGAAGGCGAGAAGTCGCAGTACAAGTACAAGTCACGTAAGGGCGAGATCGGCATTTGGGGCGGGGCAGTCGTCGAGAACGTAGTCCAAGCGTTGGCTAGGATTGTTGTAGGCGAACAGATGATTGCTATTAATGAAAGGTATCGCGTTGCCCTGACCGTGCATGATGCGGCGGTGGTGGTTGTACCAGAGGCAGAGCGCGAAGAGGCTATGGCGTTCATCACTGAGAAGATGTCCATAGCACCAGACTGGGCGGCGGGTTTACCTGTTGCGTGTGAAGCCAAATGGGGGCATAGTTATGGAGAGTGTTAACAAATAAAGGTGCCTCATGAGTCCGATTACGTGGTCGTTTTCCAGTCTGAAACAGTACATTAACTGCCCAAAGCAATACCAACAAGTAAAAGTTCTAAAGAGATATGAGACCAAGCCGACACAGCAGATGCTCTATGGCACAGACGTTCATACAGCGTTGGAGAACTACACCAAAGAAGGTACAGAGCTACCCAACAATTACAAGAGGTTTGCTCCCTTGGTTGACCCGCTGCTTGAGATCGACGGGACGCGCTATCCTGAATATAGAATGGCGCTAGATATAGACAGACAACCGTGTTCGTATGGCAAAGGTTACTGGGTAAGAGGCATTGTTGACTTGATGATTGTGTCAGATGACACAGCGTTTATCGTTGACTACAAGACAGGCAGCGACAAGTATCCTGATTTAAAACAGTTGCGGTTGATGGCACTGATGACGTTTGCGCACTTCCCTGAGGTGCAGAAGATTAAAGCTGGCCTGTTGTTCGTGATGCACAACAACTTCATACCAGAAGAGTACGACCGTAACCAGATCGACACGTTGTGGAATAACTTTACGCCAGACTTGGAACGACTAAAGATTTCTTTTGAGAATGACTCATGGCAACCGAACCCGACACCGTTATGCGGCTGGTGTCCTGTGACGGAGTGTGAGTTTCATAGGAGTAGATAACATGGCATACGTTAACAAGCCCCGCCCTTATAAGAAAGAGTATCAGCAAGAGAAAGCGCGGGGTGAACATCCTGACCGCATGGAGCGCCAACGTGCGCGTCGTGCGATGGATAAAAAAGCGAAGGACGGTAACGGCAACGGTAAAGCCGATGTGCGTGAAGGTAAAGACATTGCACATAGAAAGGCTTTATCAAAAGGCGGTAGCAACAAAGATGGCGTGGTGGTACAGTCGGCATCAACGAACCGTTCGTTTAAGCGTAATTCTTCAGGCGCATTGATTTCCGAGACTAGTGCGCGTGAACGTAAGAAGTAAGTTCTCCCAGCCGTAAGGTGTGAGTGGGCAAGAGGTTTTGGTAGGTTTTTCCTCTTATAAACCACACCAGTCGATCACGTAGCCCCTTTCGGAGAAGTACTCCTATCTACGTAGGATTGACCGACTAGCCCCCGTAAGGGGCATCGTTTAAGTTTACAGTGAGGTTAAATTGAGTGACGTTAAGTTTACAGTCGTGG